CTGCGCTCATGGTCATTTGTACGGCTGTAGCGGTGGTGTTCTGGAGCGAATCAGGGTCAAGACCGTTAGAGGCACGGCCAACGCCAGTTTTCTGCTCTATTGTCTGATCGTAGTATTCAAGCGCGCCCAATGTCTGGCCGGCAATGAAAGGCACATCAAGAGGCATTACAGCCTGTGGTGAGCGCATACGGACGATGCCGCCGATCTCGTTGTTCAGTAGGTCATCGATGTTTACCTGACCTTCTACCATCGCCAAGCGAGGCGAGTTAGTCATAGCAATGTTATCGAGCACACCGCGCAGCATTGCAGTAGCAGCATCTTGATCATTTACGATCAAGTCAGCAACTGAGTTACCAAAGAATGTATGTGGCTCTGGATCTGACTCAAACACTGCGAACGGAATGCGATCGCATACTTCGCTATCGAGTAGTTTGTACTCGCCACCGCCCAGTGTCAGCTTGTGCAGCTGTGGGATGCCAGTGCCGTCTACGTCGATCTTCATGTAACACTCGGTTACAGCAACCAACTTCATTGATGGGTCTTGTTTAGACTCGTCGTCGTCCATCTGATCCCAACCACGACGCTCAAACTGCTCAGCCTCTGACATGGTGTCGTTGTAAGAAATGCCTGACAACTCTGAGACTTCCTCAAAGTCGTAACCCATCTCCACAAGCTCGCCTACGCGCATCTCAGTGCGGTGGCCAACCACGTAGCAGTCGTCGATAGACTTAGCTTCGCGGTTAACAAAGAATTCTTCTGGCGGGATTGACTCAACACAGAGCTTGCCTTCATCGCACTTACGCATCAGCTTTACACTGTGCATAGGCTTCTGGATCTCCATGCCCATCTCATCGACTTCAATCTCCATCTCGGTCTCTTGCTCAATGATCTCAACATCATCTTCAGCAGCTAAGAATGCCAACTCTTCGTCGGATAGATTGGTGAACTCGTGGGTCTCTGAGGTTTGGTAGGTATCCCAGTAGCACTTTACTACGCCGACTTTCTTCAGCAATGCGTCGTGGAATGCGTCTGATAAAACACGGTAGCCGTTGTTCTCTTGGAACTGGCCATGGATGAAACGGGTAGCAGTTTCTGCTGCCATAACCTGATCAGCGCGCTTAGGCACGTACTCAACGAAATTCTCGTTAGACAAGAAGATACGCATCAAACTAGGTTTGATCTGACGGATGGTATCGCGCACCTTGGTAGCGACTACCTTAGAGCGGCCCTCTTCCTCACCAATATCAACTTCACCGTTGTAATACTTCTGAGCCTTGATACGGTCATCAGCAACCTCAGCTTCAATAAAGCTTAACGCATCGGTGATCGCCTCACGTGCGATTGCTTCGATCTGATCATCATCCATTGGGGTTGGTTTCATTATCGTACCTGCTGCGCGTTACTCATTTGGTAGAGTATATTCATTAGGGTAGGCGTGTCTAATGCTTCTACGCCTTGCTTTAGTGCGCGGCCTGCTGCATGCACTGGGCGCATCGCTTGACCTGCTTTGTGGGCAACTTCGCCGGAAACGCGAGGTGATGAGAATGGCAGCATCGCAGCTGCATACCATGGATCAAGTTGGTACAAGCCCGCAGGGATAGGTAGTACGCCACCCATTCTTGCTGCGCCTTGCGGTTGGAAACTTTCCATTGCTTGACCTGCAACGCGAGGCAAAATATTTGCGCCTTCAGCATCCAGTGTTTCAACAGCCTGACGACGTGAGCCATAGCCAGTATTTACGTTATCACGGATAACAGACTGCAGCTTTTTGAGCTTTGTCTCAGCCATTGATTTGCCGCCAAATGACAGCGATCGACGCACCTCAGACAGCTCGTCCATGGCAGACGCATAATCTTTCATCATGGCCGCATAGCTTGGAGCTTGCTTGCCAATAGTGCCTTGAATCTCTTTCTTGATAGCCAAGATAGCAGCTTGAGCTGTTCTGTTTTCCATTGGGATACTTTCGTAAATATCCATAATGCGCTGTTTCAGATCATCAAATCCAACAGCAGTGTGGTTAACAGCAGGATCACCGCCACGCCATTGCTCAATAGCATCTGCAGCTTCATCAACGTACTTTTTGACGTTTGGACGTTTTACCAAATCACCAGACATATACATTTTCTTGGAGCGAGCAACAGCTTTATCAATATCAAAGAATGACAACTCGGTTGAGTCTTTTGCCAATAAAGTTTTATCAGCTTGATACTTCTCCATAGCGCGGCCTTTGATTTGATCGATTGCTACCTGAGCATCATCAATGATCGCGTTCATGTCGTCTTTGCCGCGCATAGCACCACGGAAAGCTTCACCTTTCTCGCCACCGGCAACACCTGTGCCATAAGCTTCTTTAACCGCAGATGATCCTACGCCAGATTGCACACCGATCATCGTTGCAGGAATTTCACCTGCAAGCTTTGCGCCACCCTCAACAGCCTTACTTCCGGCTTTTAACGTAGCGGTAATTGGCTCGATAGTTTGGCCTAGCTGCAACGCTGCAGCACCAGTACGCTCAATCGCAGGCAAACCTGTTGAAGCACCGGCCATCTTAGTTAAGCCGCCGCCCGCCATTAGGACAGACGCCGCATCAGCTGATACGCCAACGGGGTCTTCAATCATCGCCTTGCGAGCCTGCTCAACAGATCCGTAACGGTTAGCAAAGTGCTCGCCGACCTTCTGCGCTAACTGCATATTCTTCTGACCGGCTTCTTGTCCATACTGACCAAACAATACCTGATCGTATTCTTGCATTGGGATGCCAAGCTTTTCCAAGCCCAACTGGATTGCACCAGAGCCAAGATCAAGAATGAGGTTTGCAGTATCAACCGGATGCTCAACCATCTGGCCAACACCCTCTAAAAGCTTATACCCAGACGATGGGATGTTCTCTAAAGCACGTGACACCTGATCGACTGCAGGAAGGCCGCCATAGCCTTCTTGTGCGATCGTCTGCTCTGCTTGTGACTGATAAGACTGCGCATGACGCTGACCTTCAACGTAGTTGCGCATCTCTTGCTCAGTAGCATCTGGCGGGAACAAATAGCCTTCGTACAGGGTGTAATCTTCGTAAGCCATTTTATCGTCCTAGCATTGCAGGTGTAACAATTCGTCCTTGCTCAGCATACTGAGAAAGATCAAATCTTGGCATGCGTGGTCTGTACTTGGTGTACGTTCTCATACCAAGAGAATCCATCTCTTTATTGTATCTTTCCATCGCTTTAATTTCTTTATTACGACGTGATCTAGCCATTGATAACAATGCATCTTTGGTTAGAGACAAGTTACCAGTCAACACCTCACGCATGAACTCTCGTTCTGCCGGTGTATCCATGCCGCGAGCACCTAAGCCAAGAGATTTTTGCAGGGCAAATACTTCAGCACCAAGGGATGAATTTAGGATTTGTGAATAGGTCAAACGCTCTAATGCATCTTCACTGCCAACCATGGTTAACAGCTTATCTCGGAACATCTTGATTTCGTTAAATGCGCCTACGTTAATTGGTGCATTCTTGATAATATTGATCGTTCTATCCAAACCTCGGATATTCTCTGGCGCAGCCTCAGCCGCTGTGTAAATCGGAGCAACAGCTTCCATCGCAGATGAAATACCCTCTTTACCCAAAGTCTCGCCCATTGGCGTGTCATACAAGGTTTCAACCTTACCCTGACTAGAGACGTTAACCATCTCATCAGCAAGCTCAGGTGGTACAGCTACGCCGTACTTCTTACCGTAATCGCCGTAACGCATCATGGTGTACGATGTTTTAGGCTGCTTAGCCGCAATAGTCATTGCCTCTTTGCCAGTTAGCTGACCACTTGCAATCATTGGGATTAGGTGTCCATGGCCGTTGTCTTGGAGATACTTAGCCAATGCAGGTGAGACTGTGCTCTCGCCAATTTGCTCTAAACGCTTCTGGATGCCTGCAGCCAACTGCTGATCAGGTTGGAAGCGTAGAGTGTTAAATGCCAGTGCAAGCTGTAACCATGCGCGCTCTGATCCAAATTTCTTGGTGATCAGATCACTGTACTGAGACATTGCCTCTGGATCTTTCTTGGTTGCTTCTACCAATTTAAGAGCGTCAACGCCGTCTTTAATCTCTTGACTCGACTTGTCTGCGACTGCATTCGGGTCAATACCCGCATTATTAACAGTCTGAAACATTGCAGATCCATCACCAGTACGCTGATATGGCGCAGTGGTAGCAGATTCGCCAGAAGTGGTTGTCGGGTAAGTGCGTTCTGCAGGTTGGCCGTATTGACGGATATTGTTGTATACGTTGTCACGATTCTCAGCAGCATAAGCGCGATCTAGCTCGTTTTGACGGAACTGGCCCTCAAGACGCTGATTCATGTCGGTGTAATCGATAGGCTGAGACGGGTTGTAAGCCGCCTGACGCGCTTCTTCCTCTGGAGTCATCACATCGGCTGCCTGCACTGGCTCGTAAGGCGTACCGCCGGCTACAGGGGCTTGGTAGTTGTCACCTATACTAGCGATCATATCGCGCAGCGTGGTAGGTGCTACAGGCTCTGCCTTGAAAGGTTGTCCATTTAAAGTTGCGCTAGGGCGGTATGGTGCTGTCTCAGCAGGCAACCCGCTAGACATAGACGGATAACCATCGATCATGGTTGCGCCTTCTGTGATCGCTTGCTGTGGAGCACGTGGAGCTACAAATTCTCTGACAGCAGATTTTGCTTTGTCGGTGTAAGGCTTAGCTTCGTCGGCAACCGCGCTACCGATAATGCTTGTGGCTAGGTTTCGCAGTATCTCTACCAGTGTCATTTTAGTAGCCTCTTAGTCGTCTTAACTCTTCTTCACTAGCCTGACCACGGCCCATGCCGGTGATCGCTTGCATTGCACCCGATGGGCCTGCAGGCTGACCGCAGTAAATCATAATTGGTTGAATCTGTGCCGGAGCTTTTGGTGTACCAACTTGCGGCTTCAGCATTTCCATTGGCTCAGGGCTCAAAGCTGTAGCTAGTGCTTTGAAGTCAATATTGCCAATGCCGCCAGACTTTGGTGCATTAGGCATAGAGCTTGCAACCTGCTGTTGAGCATCGCCTGCAGACATTCCCATACCCATATTTTGATCAACTAGCGTAGCTGCCTGCTGCATTTCGTTATCACCAAAGCCACGCATTTGCGCAGCAATCTGATCTGCTTGCTGACCTTGACCGCCTGCCAAAGATACACCGTAAGCCTGACGAATAGCATCGTCTCGATTCATCATCCAATCAGGCTTCTTTCTATCCCATGCAAAGTTAAACAGGTCAGCCATTGATTGCACCTTTCAGCTTAGGATGGCCGTAGTTAACCATCAGGTAACCATTCTTAGCGAGCATTACCGCTTCTGGGAATCGCTCACGTACTTCTTGTGCTAGTACGCCTTTGCCTGACTTCTGGCCGGTTAGCTTCTGGCCTTCCTCGTTCCAATCCCATGTGTAGGTATTGACGCCTGTTGGCAATACGCCAGTGCGCTTAATGTTGAACTTCAGATTTACGTCTGACCACATACCTGCTTGAGCACCTGCGCCTGCGATCGTTGCGCCTGCGGTGAGGTAATCCATCAAGCCTAGCTGACGAGTCTGCTGAGTGCTTGTGCCGTAAGGTGACGCACCTAGAGCCTGAGTCATAATGCCAAGGCCAGAAACTGGAGCTTGTTGATAGCCTGTAAACTGATTCTTTGCAGCATCGATAAGAGCTTGGTTGATCGCTTGTTGCGCTTGACCTTGCTGTGACAAACCTTGCTGAATTGACTGGCCATATCCAAATGACTGTTTGCCAAGATTGCCTAGTTGTTGAGATGCATTTAGACCAAGGTTAGCCTGCGACAAACGGTTAGCAATGTCTTGCTGAGCCATCTGCTGAGCATTCTGGAATGCCGCCTGACGTAATTGTGCAGACTGCTGACCCATCAACTGAGCCGCGCCACGACCAAGCTCTGACATGGCTACACCGTGACGTGAACCGCCAAATGCGCCTGCGCGAGTTGCCGCTGCGCCAAGATCATTCAAGCCCATCTGTGCGCCACGCAGAATATCTGCTTGGTTAGCATCGATGACTTGTTGGGTGTACGGATTCTGGTACGCAGAGAGGTTAGTGCCTGCAACCGTACCTATGTTAGTTAAGCCTGATGCTGCGGTGCCTGCCAGTGCGCCCTGTTGCGCCTGAGAAGCTTGCTGCATTGGATTTGCAGTTACACTGCCTGCTGCGCCTGCCATAACTTACCCCTTAAACCTTAACATTTGCGCCAAACGGCATCTGTACTGTGCTGCCAGATGGGACAGAATCTGGATCAACCATATACTGCCACATACCGACTGTCTGAGGTGCCGCAGCAGTAGTAGATGGCGTATAACCATCAATATTGCTGTAGTCTGCGCCACCGACATCAGCCGCTGTTAAATCACCGTATTTACGGGTAGAAACTGGCGCGTTGTAAATGGCATTTCGTATTGCAGCTGAGCGTGGATCTGTTGCTTGAGCTGCTTGGACTGCTGCCGCGTACATAGGTGACGATGAGTAACCTGTCATACCGCCGATCGTTTGAGCCTGTGGCATGCCTGCGTTTGCATCGAAGCCTGCAGGAGCCATACCGAATGCCTGTGCTGCACCAACCATCTGTTGGTTGGCAAGTTGTTGCATTGGTGTTTGAGCCGCGACATCTAAACCTGTCCACGGCTGATATTCCATCTGCTGAACAGTCTCAGCACGTTCTAAGTTTCGGATCGTAGGATCACGCAACCAATCTGGGATTTCAGTTACTTGCGTTTGACCGCCGCCTTTGCCGCCGCCGCCCATATTAAAACTCCTTTAGCATCGTAACGTGTTGCTCTTTCCAACCACGATCTTTATGTACTCTTGCCCAACCTTTTCGCCCTGCAAGTGACAAAGCGTCACATCCGTTAAGCTTTGCAAAGGTTATAGCAGATTCTTCAAAGTCTAAAATCTGATCCATTTTGCCGCCGGCTAAAAAGACGTGCAAAATCTTTCGCTTAGGATACACCGTAATTTCTGTCACTGCACAACCTTCTTCACCTGCCCAAAGCTGCATGTGGCCAGACATGACACCTCGTACAATATCGAAGAAATCGTGAGTACCGCCAGAATATGCCAGAGCAGACTCAATCCATCCACGGCAACGATCTAACTGCTCAAATACATCTTCTTGAACTACGTCAATATCTACTGCCTGATTCATACTTTGACCTCTATACGCTCTTAACCATTAGTGTTATTGATGGGACGGCAGGGCAAAACGACTCTGCCGCATATGCTTTTAACGCCGTATCTGTACTGTCTACAGCCCAATACGCCTCAAGGTAATCACCTGCACTAACCTCAAATATAGCAGCACGGGCGATGGTTTTAGCCTCGTCGTTATCGTGCAAGGTGATACGCATGGTGGAACCAGAAATATCGGTGCCATTGATTTTTGGCCAGAACCAGAAGGTTTTAGCGTTAGCAGACTGTGAATTTAGCTGCGCCGTGAAGTGGATGTAGTATTTACCACTGTTAGTGAAGTTGATGCGGCTAGTCACCGTATCGTCAATGGCAACGCCGTTTGAGTACACCTCGGTGCCCCATGTCAACGCATAAGCAGTCCCAGTAGCTGCAGCTGTTTTGTCGTTGTAATCAACAAAAGCGCCATAACCGTAACCTTGATCAGGCTCGTTTAAACCATATCCAAGCGGTATCCACTCACCATCAAGCGACACGACAGGGTGATCAATAGCAGCATCCCACAGAAGAACACCGTCCTGTGTCGCACGGGAATCAGCGTCTTTGAAATTGAGCTTGTCGCGCACCCGCTGAAGGTACTGGTTTAGGCGTTCGCCCCATACCTGCCACATTGACCCTTGCGGGATTGGTGGTATCTCAGCACTCAACGTCTACCACCTGATTCAGCGTTGATACGCATGGTGCCAACACGCCAGTCTTCGTTACCAGTAGCCTCTACACGAATGCGTACCTGACGCCCTGTAAAGCGCACAGACGTTGGCATATTGGTGAGGTCATAGTATGTGGTGGCTGAAGGATAAACGCGCTCTGTGTCGTTAGGATGGAATCTGGTCTTAAATTGAACCTGAACCTCGCCAACAGTACCTTCATCTCCGATCAGTTGATTGACCTTCATCACCGTATCACCGTTACCAAGTGAAATAGGCGCAGACTCAGCGTATGGCGTGTAAGAACCATGACCAATACCGTGAAGTTCATGCTCATACAGAATGCCTGACGCATCAGCCCAGATAGGCTCATCGAATACACCCTGATCAGAACCACAGGTACGGTCTAGCGTACCAATCTCCCAGTGATTCTCACCGTAGTCGTAAGAAACGTAGGCGTCACACTCGGTTGAGTTGCCTGAAGGGTAGAACCACCAAATCTCAGCATATTCTGAGTTGTGAACCGCCCAAACTTTCGTGCGTTGGTTGTCGTTTATGTCCCCAAACACAAAATCTTGCACATCACTAGGTAGTTGCTTGGCGACTGAGCCGTCAAAGAAGAAAAATGCCTCTTTGCCCATCCAGAAAGCACCCGCCTCAAGTGCGACCATGCCTTTGCGTGAGATTGCACCGCAAGCCGTACCAACACGTTCAAAGCCATAGACGTATGGCGCACCCTGATACGTTGCAATGTGGGCGTCAGTAGAGGTGACGATGATTGTACGACCACGCATACGCGCTGCCTGCATAATCTCGCCGTTAGTTTGTAATTCAATGTCACCGGCTTCGTTAGTCGCCAATGGCGCCCATGTGGTGTTGTCCTCACGATCACACCAAGCAATCTTTCGTGGATTACCGCCTGCCTGAAGCGCAAAGATGAATCGCTCTTCAGTAACCAGTAAGCCCTTGCAATCTTCTGGTGAGTTGGTGATCTGTGCCGCCAGAGTTGGAGTGGTAGCGTCTACTGCCATTCGTAGAGCTTGCCGTCAGAGGTAGCACATCCAACAAGGTACTCGCCCCAGTTATCTAATGACCATGTGTCAGCCTCTTGGAATACGCCAGAATAAGGACGCTTTACGCCATATAAACCTGTACCAAAATATGTACCA